AGGAGCCTCAACTACAGGAGCCTCAACTACAGGAGCCTCAACTACAGGTGCCTCAACAACCACAGGAGCCTCAACAGGAGCCTCAACAGGAGCCTCAACTACAGGAGCCTCAACTACAGGTGCCTCAACAACCACAGGAGCCTCAACAGGAGCCTCAACAGGAGCCTCAACTACAGCTACTTCAACAGGAGCTTCAACAGGAGCTTCAATGGCATCTGGAATCCATTTCTGAACAATCTTTTTAATTCCAGGAACTGGATCTCCGCCAAATAATTCATTTGTAATTCTAAAGCTACCTGCATCTAATGTTTTATATAACCAATTACTATCATTACCATATCGTAATTTAGTTTCTGCATCCAATACTAAATCTGAGAATTCTGATCCGCAATATACCCATGTGCCACCAGAAGATACCGGGACACCTGACTCATCCATCTTTATATATACTACACTAGAAAATAAAGGGGTCTAAATGAAGCCACTGTCTATATATAGATGGCAGATCCTTCGCCACCATTTGATATATTTCAACCCGGTTTAATTCGTGGTCAAGAATTCCTTCCATACGATCCTTCTAAGGGCTATTTTTATGTAGAGCATCCAACTGAGGGATGGAGAGTTTTCCTGCGGGCAATTTGTTTTATTCATGAAGAGGGAGTTGAATATGATCCTAAGCGCTTTATGGTAGTAAAGAGAACTGGTGCAAATGAACAAGGAAAATCATGGGAGCCTCCAAAGGGCCAGATGGAAGGTAAGGATGCTCTGAAACACCCACGAACTTCAGTTTTAGAATTATTGAAGCAGTGTGTCCGACGAGAAGTTGAAGAAGAGGCGCATATAAATAAGTTGAATCGCCTTGAGCATACTGGGCTTATTTTGCAGGCCATTGAACCAGATTTCAAGCCAAATACTTATTTCCACTATCATATTTTCAGAGCTCAGGCATCGGTAAAATCTATTCAACGGGGTCTAAACTGGTTCACGTGGCTCAAGGCACATCCGCGTTTTTTTGCGCGTATGAAGCGTGATAAAAAAGAGAAGGATGCACTAACTTGGTTTGACCCTGTAGAAACAAGACTCATGGGTCGCTGGTCTCCAAAGTTGGTGCCAATGTATATTGCACACTATAATAGATGAAGTGGCCTTCATTTTTAATTTGCGATAAGAAAAGCTTATTCAGCTCAACTTCTTATTGTAATATGCGTTGATTAGTGTTTATAATCTAAGAATACTGCGTAATATCAATATCAATACGATGCCTTGCAGCATAATCAAATGCCCAGGTTACTCCCTTTTCAAGAAATAGTTTATCATTATCTTCTATAAACTTGTTTCTAAGATATCGCATAGTTAGCATTTTCCCAGACTCTAAATACTGATTAAATATTATATCCTCTAGTTTTATCCTAAATGTTTCCGAACTAGATTTATATTCAACAAATTCGTCTTGAAGTTTTGGGAATAATTTCTGTAAATTTTCAACCTCCTTGGGGCTTATTTTCTCATAACCTTCCTCATCTGGTTTCTTATATGAATTTTCAATACGTTTTATAGTATTTTCCATTAGTTTACGATTCTCCTTCATCTTATCGTTCAAAATATTAAACTTACTCTGGTATTTAGCAACGATAATATCATAAGATGTTTTTTTAAAATCTTTATACATGTTTTTCAGTCCTCCGCTAAGTTTATCGCTTATAATTTCATCTACAAGATATTGATATTTCGGATCCGGATTTGTTTCAAGAATAGCATCATTTCTTTCCATATTGTATATAATGTAAAAATAAAAATGCTTTAATCAATTTTGCCATTGCGTAAAACTAAATCTTATCTATCCGACTACCCTTTACTTCCACTAATTGCTTAGCTAAAAGTTCCTTTCCAGCACCCTTGTAATCAAATGTGCATGAATGTGAGTCTGAAAATCTGTGACTGGCACAATAGAATTGTAAACATTTGCATGGAAAGTTAATGAGCGAAAGTTTCTTATTACACCCTTCTAATTGGCATCGCTTAGGGGGTTTAGCCTCTGCCTTAGTATCCTTTGTAGGGAGTGTAGGCTCTTCGTCTGTTACTAGCTCTGAGCCAGCCTGCAATTTTAATGACTGCATGAAATATCTAAGGCGGGCATCAGATGACATCTACTATATCCGGTATTGCGTTTTATTGTGGTCGCCATATTTCAATTTTACTATAGATTTCCTAGGTACTATGTTTTGGAAAGGAAAAGTATCTGCCCTTACACAATTAGCTCGATTTATCAAGCAATCAGATGTCACCTTATTAGATTTAGAGCAACCTGAACTTCCTTCTGCCTTGACTGGTGGTTGTAAGGTCACTGTATCTAAATTGAAAGATTCAGAAGGTATTAGTCGTCTTTTGAATGAATGGTTCGAAGAGCCCACATCTAAAACAATGGCTTCTGTTAAACCAGAATGGATTCGGGCTTCGTATATAGACAACGAGGCCATTTGGATTGTTGCTAAGGATTCAGGAGGAACTATACGAGGTTGTGTTTCTAGTTTTCGTATATTTGCACCGTATCCGAATTCTTTGGGGGGGTGTGGTAAGATGCATCCATGGGGTTTAGTTGATTGGTTTTGCGTCCATCCTTTATGGAGGAGTAAAGGCTTAGGTTCAGCCTTGTTAGAGACTTTAGATTTACTTACATACAGGATTGGGCGAAAGGCTCATGTTTTTTTGAAAGAAGGTTATCCACTACCTTTGCCCCATGTTCCCATATATACTACGTGGCTAAAATGTAGAAAGGCAGGCAGTCCAGATGTAAAACAAATGTCACAAAATACTGGGCTAACAGTTTATCCTTATTCAGAGGTTGAGCGGGAAACAGGGATTCCATTGATTAGACTAGAAGGTTTGAAAACCGAACATGATCTCCATGATTGGGAAGATACTCTAGATACTCAGTTACCAGTTAGTTGGGTCTTTGTTTCTGCTTCATCTGTTGTAGATGACAAGAGAGGCTGGCAAACAGACTCACTTGTATCTATGTATGCATTTCGTTGGTCTCCAGGGAAATGGCTGGGTTCTTTACCTCATAGTTCTATTTTATAATTTGCCGGCAGAAGGTTCTGGCATAGCAGCTAAAGGTTGTGGCACGGGAGCGGAAGGTTGTGGCACGGGAGCAGGAGCAGGAGCAGGACCAGAAGGTTCAGTAATCACCGGTGCTTGTGCAGCCTTTGCCTTCTTTTCTCCATTTTCCCATGCTTTAAGGCCTTTCTGATAAATTCCTTCACATCCAGAATAATATCTAAGTAAAAGTTCGCGCACTTGATCAGTTAGTGAATCAAGGGTGGAAAATCCAGCAAATAGTAATTCTGTCTTAGGACCTTCAACCTTCCATGAGCCATCTGGACGATGTGAGACATTGAATATTTTCTTCAAGAAATTTGATATTTCTACTACTTGACTAAAATGGTATGCCAATAATTCTTGAGAAGCATTTTTCATTTCATTAAAAACAGGATCTGAGGTATTTCTTTTAATCTGGATGTCGTCACTTCTATTATCACATTCGCTTGATTTCCCTATATATATATCACCAAATCCTTTGTGTGTTTCTTTATTATAAGTTACATTAAAGGCAGATGTTAGTCTCGTAATTGCAGATAATAATGCATTTGATTCCCCTGGCATCTTAGATACATCGTTCATACTTAATGGGTCTCCCTGAGAATCTTTCTGAACAAATGCCTTGAGAACTCCCAGTGAATTTTCGTAATCAACCGGATTAATTTTTCCATATAGCTGTCCTAGGGTTCGTGTAGGTAAATAATCTGAAACCTTCGTTTTTTCTTTAGACTTCCCCACAGAATATTTGCAGACCTTGGAAATTGCAGAACCGGTTGGGAAATTATTAATAGATGCAGGGTCTAGTAATTGTAGAGCCCTTGAAATACAATGGGGTTGATAATTTAATGTTGAACTATTTAGAACAGTTGTAACATCCCTTAATGATTTATTTGTCGGCTCCTTTATTTTTTTTAATGAACCTGTGCCTGCGGTTGAAGAGTCTGTATCGTGTTCTTCATCCTTGGATTTTAGATTTATAACAGTAATACTTGGATACTTTTGCTTTAAATAATTCCTGGTTATTTTTTCCAGTATTTCTGTAAAATTCGCCTTAGGATTTAGACCCTCTGAGCTTTTTATAAATTCAAGTAAATTTGGAGGCTCAGTTGCCGATACAATATATTCAAGACCATTGCTCATTGATGATGACTGGTTAAATTGTGCGCGTTGGAAAGTAACTGTATTATTGCCTCCTGAAATCTCAGGGAATGCTATTTTTACTCGTGAAGGATACACTTCTTCTTTTCTTCCTGAACGCCTTGATGGGGCTAAATATCCATCTAATCTTTCGGCAGCAGCATCATTTTCAGTTTCAAAACTAATGGATTTAATTACAACTTTCATAAACTTTACTTCATTTGCGGGATTATTACTATCAGTTGCAGGAATTCCTAACTCTTGAAGTCCGCCATCTGCTTGAGACACACTAATTCCAGAGGGATTTGTAGGTTGAGTATATCTGAATACTAATAATTTAGCTTTATCAAGGAAAAAAGTTTTCTCGCGATCTAATTTAGTATTAATTTTATTATATGTATAAATTTCGTTATCTCTATCACCTGGTATCCTGAGATAATAACGTAAGAATTCAAATGGTCCTAGGGGCGTTTCATTCTTAAAGTTTCCACCGCCGCTTTGCCGATTAGTTTGTGTTGCTATTTCAGTGGTTGTTCCTCGCTGCCTTTCTTGAGCCTCTAGCATTTCAAGACGTTCTCGGTTTATTGGTAGATTCGGTTTTCTAAAAGAAGGTAATGTCTGATGTTCTGGATACATTTGCTGGGCAAATTCTCGCTCAGAATTATCCTGCTTTATTGTAAGAATATCACCAGTTCTCTTATCATAATCTGGAATATTTAAATCTTTTACTACGAGTAATAGTGCACCTAGAAGTTGAAATAGACGAACAAAATAAAAGGCAATAACCTCGGAATTTTGTTTATGTTTAGCATAGCCTGGTTGGCGTCGTTTTCTTGTCTCAGTCTTAACTTTTAATGCTTGTCTATATTTTCTAGAATTTGCAGAATTACTACTTTGACTCATACACTTTGAGTTCCTGGAATCAGCTGCCTCAATATCTGTATCAGAACCTAGTGGTGGTTCTAAATCATCAAATCTCTTGAAATAAATTTCACCTATTCTACCGGTTCGCGTAGTATATCCTAGCACATTAAATTGTGTCGTTATCATATCCGATAGTGCAATAACATATTTCTCTGGATTATTAGCTATATCTAATATATCTTGTTCTCTGGAGTTATTATACATGAATTGAAAAAGGGAATCAGACATTTCCCTAACTTCCTTTGAATTTATTTTTAATTCATCTGTAGTCAATCCCTTTTTAAAAGGTGATAAAGAGGAAGCTCCCGCACCCATACTACTTAGTGTCTACAGTTTCTACCTGGACAATACCGCATTCTTCTGCCCATGACTTCCTGGACTCATCAATGCGTTTCCAGCACTTCAGTAAAGTTCCAGAGGATACATTGCAGAGAGTAGCAATAGATTCCATAGAAATATCCTTATATCCTTTCAGCCTTACAGCCTCAGTTAGAGCTGCTGCAGCAAGTGAAGGTGGCATATGCTCTGCACAGAGTGACTTATCTTCTGAAATATCAGCTATCTTGGTTGCTAGGATAAGAACAATGGTGAATTCTGATCTCTTCAAGGGGAGTTTGCTTAGAGGATGTGCAATATAATGTGAGGCTCGCGTTGATTGTATTGCTGATGGGGAGCCGGAGAAACCCTTCAGATGACCTTTCTGATGTGCTAGAGCAAGAACTTCCTGGACATACTTGAATGCCTTGGTGAAATCGCTTGTCTTGATATTGAACATATCGGCGACATCTTTGGGTTTTCTTGGCTGACCAACTTGCTTGAGAGCTGAGAATACGCAACTTGCCAGGATGGCAGAGCGGGAGAGACCGCGCTTCTGGCAATTAGCGGTGAGTGCCACATAGTATTCCTTGGCCAGATCCAGAATTCCTGTATCGAGGCCTTGATTTGATGCGGTGATTTGCAGAGTCTCAAAGACGTGTAGGAGATTACGCTCCTTATATGGAAGCATATTCCAGGTGTGATAACGGCGAATCTTGTTCATTGACCATCTGCAATTAGCAGAACCACCGTGTTGTGTAGGAAGGATAACAGTGCCGAGACTGGATTCAGGGAATCGGTTGTCTTGCGGGGCTCCAACACGACAGGGGTCACCTCCACCTCTGTCATCTTGGCTAAAATATCTGTATTCTGCAGTTAAATCTAGGCAACGGCTAATTACCGTGCCGCACCCGAGACAGGTGCTCACATCTAAGTGTTCCCAGTCCTCAAACTTGGATTCGCATGTGGGACATGAGGCTACACCTTTTTCGGGAACCTGGTGATTCTCGGCCCAAGCAGATTCGAGGTATTCATTCATACTGAATTTTTTAGGCCTCTTAATTTCAATTTTTGACTAACGTCCATAATAACAGCTTCGGGATTCAAAACATAAATGATCCATAATTCTAGAAATAATAAATATACATACAGTTATATATAGAAAAACCTTTGCTAATTTTTCATTGCCTTTTAGAACCTTAGTTTTAAAGATATCACTTAAAAATACTATCCCAATTAATCCAACTAAAATCGTAAATAAAACCACATTGTTATAACTAAATTTCATTCTACTTCAGGTTTAAAATATTAAATGGATTACTAGTAAATGACTGAGGCCATAGCTAGCCCTTCAGCAACAGGCTTCGCCTTTGAACGTCGTATTGGCTATGTGCTCGAGCAAATCAAAGGAAATCTTGAGCCTGGATGGACTTTTTTAATCCGTGGGGAACAGGAAATCCGAGAGCATTTCAAAGAGCCCAGCTTGAATGGTGTTGACCATATGATTCAAGTGCAGAAGCCCACCGGTGAGCAGCATGTTTTTTTACTCCAAGAAAAATGGAAGCTAATTACGAATCAGCGTGAAGTAAGCCAATTCCTCGATTGCTGTGCTCGTATCCTGGCACGTATGCCTCAGTATGGTGGAACCATACACAGAATGTGGATTTCCAGAACCGTCCCGTCGGCGAATGGGGAAAAGTCGCTGCAGGAAGGCCAATGTATTTTAGTGCAGACATGCACTTCTCAAACTATGCTGGCGATAAATACGGCACTAATGCTCTGTGAAGTGTTGGGGCGTCGCGACCTCGCTGTAGCTCTGATTGAATCTATTGGCTCATTGATGCCATCAAAGGAAGAGGCAATTGCTGATCCGAAGGCTGAACATAATACATTCGAGCCTGTCAGTGATTTCGGTGAAAAAAGAGTATTACCTATAACAAATAAGACGGTAGTGATGGTTAAGAAGGTTGGTTAGCGGCCCTATATTCCTGTTGTCTCTCCCTGACACCTCGCCAATACTCAATGCTGTATACAGAGTAACGATAGAGCAGCTCTTCATGGATAGAAGGCCTCTCTGGCACATAGTGACCAGTTAATGCATTAATCTTTGGAAGAACCATGTCAGGTTGCGATATAGTTGACTTCTTCTGGCACTTTTGAATTTGCCCTTTCCATAGCAATAATTCATTAAATGGTTTTTGGGGCATACTATCAGTAAAAAATAAATGATATTCATTTTTTACTGAAGGTGTTATAGGATTAATCAAACTGTCCAAATACGCATTCCCATAAGTCGACTCGACACTGCCGCATTCTGCAGCCAATGAGATCCATCATGCACTGTGTGCACATAGCTCATCGTGGGCTCTACAGATAATGTGTAACCAGCTTGGATTGCCTGTCTCATAAAGAAAATGCTGTCAGTTCCGACAATCTGGTCCTCAGGGAGATCAGGGAAGTGCTTGATAACATCACGCGGCCAAATACAATTCCCGTCATTTAGAAGAAAATTCCAGCCTTTCATTCCTAAAACTTTATTCCAGTTCTCACGGGAAATTCGCATTCCCTTAAATTGTGAGGTCTTATCTTCCCTGGCACCAGTTGTCAAGTTAAGATGAATAATATTACCAGCACAATAAATTGTCTTGTCTGCAGCTGTCCCATCACGCTCCTTACATTTTAAGAAAGCCTCAAAGAACTCAGGTTCAAATTTGTTATCACTGTCTAAGACAGCTACCCAGGGGGAGGGAGCCTTGAGAAAACACTGCCTCTTATTTCCATAGACTCCTAGCACAGCATTATTCTCATAAAGTCGCAACTTAATATTACTATCCATTTCTAGTTCACACATCACATTAATGTCTTTTCCATTTTCGTCACTGATTACTACGTAGGCAACATTTGGGTCTGAAAGATACTTGGGAACTTGCTCATTTAGAAAAGACCAACGGTCCATGGTGGGAATTGCAACTGTTAGACTCATCTCTTTAGAATAACGTCACTGCCTTTAGATATTTTTCTTATAAAGTAAATCTAGATGGAAATTTCCCTAACAAACTTTCTAATTGGAACACTTGCAATAACAATTAGTATTTATATTTTTAGAGTTACAAGGGAGTCATTTAATAGTGCTGCACCAGTGTCTGATGAGACTCGTGCACAGGTAGCAAATGCTCATACTGCAGCTCCGGCACTTGATCCTAAAGTAGTGGAGAGTGCAAAGACTGGTATAAAAAATATGATAACGGAGAGGCCTGATGTCATTCTGGCAATCAAGCAAGTTATAGCAGATCCTCTAATTAAAAAGACTCTAGGCGATATTTTATATAGTGTTAGACGCTAATCTACTCTACAATTAATTTCATCTATCAAATCAAGATGAGTGGGGCATCAGGTATGCAAATGGGAACAGATGCCAGGCCGAATGTTTTACCGGTTAAAAAGGCATCCGGTCCAGGATTCTTAGGACCTCAATATAACCCTGCTGATGAAATGTTACCCCCTGCTTCGATTGGCGTTAAACGCGGTGGTGATCTAAATGATGTTTTAGGTGCAGTAAAGGGGGTAATTTATTACGGTGATATGATGGGATTTGGTGAGGCTTCGTCAGGATTTACTCGTGGTATGCCTGGTCTGAGGCCTCTTGGTGTTAATTATTTTGTGAATTCTGGGTTGACTTGCAGTAATGGTGCAACTATGTGGGAGTATGTTCAGACAATTCCTACTGGCAGTGCTCTAGGAGAGAAGGTAAAACAAGCAATACGAGGTGTTGGTTTACCCCAACTTCGCGGTATGGCTCCAGGTATCTTAGAAGATGCTGAATCTGCTCTAAACCCTTTTCCAGTGATTAACGCTGTAGTAGGCAGCGGATATCCTCAGTGCCGCCTAGTTAAGAAAAAGGTAGGCGACTTTGATGGCAAAATCTATAATGTCGATGGTGTAATGTTAGTTGATCCAGAAGGGTTAATAGGTAGTGGAGATGGGCCATATTACCAGGAGCGATGGATTCAGGATAGAGAAGTTACTGGTTCAAATAGGCCTGGTGAAGAGGATGACGAGCACTATGCTCGTAGTGATCCTATACAACTTGCTTATGATGAATGGGACAAGGCTCCTAAGACCCATGGGGAAAATGGATGTATTTTAGATATTAAAGCCACACCGCCTAGTGCCAAGCTAGTAGAGCCTTCCTTTTGTCCTGCTGCTAGAGCTACTGGCGCAGCTACAAGTGCAACTACTGGCGCAGCTGCAAAAGGCCCTGTTAAAAAACAGGGCTTTGAAGATTACAGGCATCCTATGCAAAAAATGTTGTCATTATCTGTTGCGGCAATTTCAGTGATAGCGCTCATTGCATTTTGGGCAACTAAGCCGCGTAAATAAGCTATGGGGACCACAGAGAGGTATAGTTACTTTTACTCGAGGTAGTGGCTTAATATCTTGGCGTGTCATATCAGGATATGTTATATTATCATACCATGTTTTCCTTGAAATACGGTCTGATAAGTTATAGGGATTGAAGATTCCTGGCTTAGTCGAAAGGTACCAGGAGAATCCTGCATGCTCATGGTCTTTCATTGCTTTCTATAAAGTAAACTACAAATAATTTAGTTCAATTTTTTATACCCGTGCAAAACTGTATAAAGCATACCTTATAGAAATATGTAATGCAATACCAGAAACTAGTAGATCCTATTAGATACATTACAAATTATCACCTTGGGTCAGTTCGTAATGTATTATTGGGAGCAAGTCTATGTTATGCAATGCAGAATGAGCGTTACACACATTTACCAGTGATTTTCTTAGTTCCATCAATTTACGCTGGATATAATTTATTTGAGAATAAAGAAGATGTGATAAAATTATTAAAGACATTTAAGACGGAGGTGAAGAAAACATTTTTTTAGTGGATTCACCTATGGCTTCACCTATGGCTTCGCCTATAAAACCCAGCAAAAATACTGTTTAAATTGTAATCAATGATAAAATGCAGTATTTTCTAATGTTTTTCTCCAATCAAACTTTTCACCTGATTTTAATCTATTATATACTTTTAAAAGTTTAATTAGACATGCCTTGTTAAAATGATTTTTATTAGCTTCAATAACATATTTCTCTCCATTTTTTTCATAATCTTCAACTATATCTTTTCTAATACTATGTAAGAAACAAGACTTAGTTCCATTCTCACTATCATTTCGAAAATAACACCTTCCTTTATAATGCCCTTCTTCATTACAGAAATTACAGAACCACTTTTTTCGTGTTAAATCGCCACAAAGGCAACAATTTAGACGTTTTTTATAATAAAGGTGCATTATAAGACATTTTGTATGGTAAATATGTCCACAAGCCATCTTATAATAATCCCAATCATCGCGTTCTTCCATACAAGATGCTCTACACTCGTGGACAATAGGCTCTTTAAAATATTCTAGATCTACCGCATCATATTCTCTATCACATAGCCACATTTCAGCATCTAATAAAATTTCTGGCCGATCTGTAAAATCTCCCATACATAATAAGTGTATAGTGATATTATTCAATTTTACTCGGAAGCCTATAATAACTTAAAAAAATTGAATACTAAAAATCTATTATACCAAGTAAAATGAAAGCAGTATATGTTATTATTGAGAATGGAGAACCTTACACGATGGTCTATGAGACATTTGAGTCTGCAGTTGCTGTTGTAAAGGCTAAGCACAAGGAAACTATTGAGGAGCAAATAAAAGAGGCAGGAGGCTATCCTATTTGTTCAGATCTTGATGTCCCAGAGAATAAGGTGACGGGTAAGACAGAGTTATATGTTGAAAAGGGGATCAATATTATTATATATAAGTTGCCTTTGGCTTACGCTTTTTGAAAATGGCTTTTTAGAAAAAAGCCAGCAATCCCTATTCTGCCAGATTAGATAAAAGGGTCCCCTGTAATTCTTTCTTCTGATGGCCTGATAAATATTCTTGAACACCTTGAGGAATGGATGAATACTCTAGCTTACACCAGCCTGCACCACGGACATGTTCAAACCCCTTGAGTTTAATATATTCAAGAGTTTTTGCCTTTTCTACATCCTTACCTCCCCTTACAATTTCTACAATAGACAATGGCTTATATTTTTTAGTCCATAGAGCACCATCACCAGTTGTATGCTGCTCTAATCGCCCAGATAGATTCTCAGAGTAACCAACATAATATTTACCTTCCTCCAGTTCCCAGACATAGACATATTCAGTGCCGAATGGAAAAAAAGATGCAGCGCTTGATGTAGTATCATAGAATTTACGAATGCGCTTGAGCTCAGTCTGCGTTTCAGATAAGACTTCTTCATTCTCTGGTGCTACTGCTAAAATCTTTTTCATGTAATTCAATTGGTTTCTTGTATTTGTGATATTCACAATGACACTATTGATTTGGTCAATGGTGTCAGACATTATATAGATTGTATGGGTATAAGGGATTTAAGTATAGGCTTTTTCAAAAAAGCCAGCAAAAACACCAAATAAAATTGATATGTTTAATACACTACTAGTGAATTACAAATGTCATTTATGGGCCGTGCTGCACCAGAGGGCCTTACTAATATGGGAAAGCCATGGAGTCAGGAAGAGTTAAATCAACTTCTACAAGAGATAAAAGAGAAGAAAAGTATTGTTGATATTGCTACTCTTCACAAGCGCACACAAGGTGGAATTAATAGTCGTCTTAGAGAAACTGCTGCAATTCTTCACTTGAATGAGAATAAGACAATACAAGAATGTATTGAGATTACTGGCCTTGATAAGTCAGATATTATTGATGCTATCAGTCGGCGTGAGTATAATATTATCATGAAAGCAAAGAAGGTAGAAACTAAAGAAAAATTAAAAGAGCAAGTATTAAATAAACATGTAAATATTACAAGTGAGCGTAATATTATATCTAAGCATGTAGATCCATTGCATGAATTGCGACTTGAGGTGAATGAACTAAAAAAAGATGTTAAGGAGATTCTCAGGCTTATGAATGCACTTTATGATTTTGAGGCTTCTCAATAATTATCAAGGATCCAGAACAAGCACACGTTGGTCTAAATTTCCCGGCACCGCCGGATTTTTACCGAAATTCGGTAAAAATAAATTTGACAGAAAAATTTCCCAGGACCCTCAAAAAACAGGATTTTTTTGACTTTCAAGAAGTCAAAAATTGAATTTCAAATCTCCGGAATATAATGAGTAGTTAGATGAACCTTACTGATTTGACAGTATATTCGGATTCCAAACATCATTTGTTGTGGGCTGAATCAATGGTAGGTGGAAGCACCGAATTGAACAACATAGGAAATATTGCACTGTGGGTTGGTGTATTAGAGCACGCATTTTCTACACTGGGATTTATCATACTTGGACTGAAAGCTAAAAAAGAAACAGCTATATTTTATAATATTAACATATTAATTTGTTCCATAAGCACTTACTGCTATCTGTTAATGGCCACCAGAGAGGGCGATTATGTGACATATCATGGGCATTTACAATTTTGGCCGAGATATTTTGAGTTCACAGTGGGTACACCTCTTCTTTTACTTGACCTCGGCTTGGTTGCCAATGCAGAAAAGTCTCAAATATTCTTTATTGTGGTGTGTGATGTATTTATGATGTGGTCTGGTTGGTCCGCTGCAATTGCAAAAACAGAAAATGTAAAGTGGGTTATGTTTGGTGTAAGTTGCCTGTTTTTTGCTCCAATTCTCTCAACCCTACTCGGCACTCTTCGAAATAATGTGGAGTCCAGTCCTATTGCCGTTAAAAAACTATACGATTTCCTCTCTCTCTACACGGTTGTTATCTGGAGCGGATATCCTATTATATGGCTTCTCAGGGACGGGTTTCACCTTATAGATTTAAATACCGAATGTGTTATGCACACGATAATTGATATGTTTGCAAAAGATGTTTTCGGATATATCCTAATTTCTAATCACCATGTTTTTGAAGACCATGATACAGTTGATACCGTTACAGTCATAGTCGATGCCGAGCATAATGTTCCACCACTACCACCATCACCACGGGCAATTAGGACATAAATCACCTGCTCCGTAAATCCTCCATAAATACATATAAATATAAGACGACAGAATAGACATGAGCAATCTTCAAGTTCCCGAGCAAACCAAGCAAACCGAGCAAACCGAGCAAACCAAGCAAACCGAGCAAACCGAGCAAACCCCACACGAGCCTACTCGTTGGGAAAGAATCAACTTATATTTTATGAATGATAATATTACAAAAAAGCAAAAAGAATTGGAGAATTTAGAGAAAGCATATGCAGTAAAAAAGGAAACATATAATATTACAGAAGACCCCTTAACACTTCCTGCCACGTCTCATCCAGTAATAGAGCGTCTGAAATTCTGGAAAATATCTAAGAAACTTTCTGTTATTTCATGTAATTCTCCTAAAAAATAATTTACCATAAGCCAAGTTCTTCTTAACATTTTAATTTAGAGTATCTCTGTTGATAGATCAAGATAGCGTATTTTACGTAATTCTTCATAGGACATTTTCCGCAGCTCCTCTTGTTTTTGCATAGGAGGTTTATCAAAGAAATCGTTCCTGATAGACATTCGTCTAACACATATATAGAGAAATATGGCATATACTACTATTATAACGGTCCATTATACTACCATTTCGTTGTTTTTTGTATATACTATAGTATTAATTATTAATTGCGTTCAATCAAAATTTAATATAGCCAATCGTATTCGTAATATTCTAATACAAATAATATGTATCTTAGAGATTTTATCTTATGTAGGAATTGATAATGGTATACTCAATATTACATATGACAATGTTCAAAAGATAATTTGGTGTTTTTCAACCCCTCTTATTTTAATAAATATATGCAAAGTGTTTCCTGTAAGTTCGTATTACCAAATTGGGCAGATATTAGCACTAAATGAAACACTCATGCTAATAGCAGTTATATCTTCATTCATACAATATGATTATAGGACATATCTTAGTTTATATAGTGTTTGCGCTGTTATATACAGCTTCTTAATTATAAGGCTTTCGTATTTGGCAAGGCAAATGGAAGGATTTACTGTGAAAAAGTATTCTATATATATTACGATTACCTTATGGTGTATGTTCCCTATCTTAGAGTTATTAAAGAATTATAATACAATAACCAGCGACGAATATCATATATCATGTATAGTAAATTACATTCTGGCGAAAGGTGTATTAACAGCCATACTTACGGGATATTACGATTTAATAGAAAATAATGAACACAGTATCTTTGTGAATACGATTACATCCAATATTCAAATTATCCCGGAAGAATGTTTGAATGAAATAGCCATAGAGATTATTGCAAGGAGGCCGCGTAGGAACGCAATTGCGAGGTTAAATGTTTTACATTTGGCCGTTGTCTCAACAAATACAAACGGCTCGTAGAATCACATCTCCTTTTATAGACTCTCGTATCTATTATAGAAGTAATGCCTCTCAGAGAAGAATTGCAACTAAAAGTACGTAATGCCTTACGTAAAATATCTGTGCTGAATTTGGTATTGAATAAATACAAGCTACAACAACACATGTGTAACTTTAAATCATATAAAGAACTACATGATATGGATATTTCTCATATTGACAATTACTTTACGAATATTCTGAGCAAGTCTACTAAAAAATCGGAATACAAGTTTCAGCGAAAAGTGAGAGGCGAGGAATATACGAATTCTAAGAAAAAATGGTATAATATAAGTACAGATAGCAAACAAAGAGGAGTATGGGATGTTATTTTATTATTGTCGTTGATGTATATATTACGTTCCATACCGAAAATATATACGTTTGGTGAAGAACTGTCCATTGGAACAGTTGTAGTGGAATACTTGATAGACTGTATATTCATAATTGACCTTGTTGTTCAATGTTTTACTATCAATATTTCAGAAGGCGTTGAAATATATGATATGCGAAAAAATATGCAAATATACTTGAAAGGCTTCTTCTTTTTTGATTTAGTCTGCTCTATTCCTATATCGTGGTTTTTAATAGGGACGACAGCGGATAGTTCTTTAGTATTTTTATCATCCACAAAGCAAATATTACGTCTTATTCGTATATTGAATATACCAAAAAAACTTAGTGCCATTTTCTTAAAATTTAATGTACACCCTCTGACGGTGAAAGTGATTATGACACTCACTACATTATATTTCAGTATTCATCTCATCGCATGTGCCTATTGGTATGTAACGGTGATTGAATACGGTGGCACAACGAAGTGTGCTATAGGGGATTCACATTGCTGGAACAATTATTGTATATGCGAGCCTGAACAATTAGAGAATATTATTCTGAATACAACAGACACGAGTTGGTATATATCACATAATCCTGATACATGGGTTCCAAATCCATACACGTCATTATATACTTTAGAGCATAAATATCTGATTGCTTTTTTCTGGGCTATAACTACGATTACAAGCGTAGGCATAAATATTACCCCACGAAGTGTTCTAGAATACAATTTTTCATCTGTGGTTATTATAATTGGAGTCCTTTTTTATGCTATTATCATTGCGAATATAACAACTATCATGCAATCTATCAATATAGACGAAATAGAGAATATCACGAAGCTAGACAAGATTCGTTCTTATCTCCATAAAAATAAAGTGAATCCAATATACTATAAAAATATAGTGGATGTCGTGGAAGAAAAGTGGAAGAATGATGACCCGAATTTAAATGTAATTCTCAAGGATAATACGAGTAAAGAAAATATACAACTTATCCGTAAAATCATATGGAGGAAACTGATATACAAATATTCTGCTCTAAAACTTCTCGATATAGAAACATTTTTCGATATTGTATCGAATTTCAAAAGGTATATTTATAATGAAGGAGATTATATATGTCATAGAAATCATAGGGGCGACGAAATCTATTTTATAGACACAGGGAAGGTGGATGCAGTGGCGATAGATGGTGAAACTGTCTTTTACACAATCTACCCAGGAGAGCATTTTGGTGAATACTGTATTTTAAATCAGGGCATAGTAAAGAGAGAGTGCGCGTTTCGTGCAGTAACGAATGTCAGCATCCATTGTTTAGAAAGGGCTCATTTTAATTCCATTATTATTCATTCTCCAGAGTTATTATCATTCTTTAACATATTATACGAGGAAAGAAAAAGGTGTATGACAGTTGACAAATTGATGTTAAATAAACAAGTTAGAACAACGACGACAATGGACAATAATAGCATTAATACAGATATGCCTATTAAGAAAATCTTTCATATATACAAAGAAAATCCTCGTAGGAATTCACTGTTTGTATTTAATGCTGCGAAAGTGGCACCAGAGCCTATTATTGTAGAAGGGGATAAGGTTGAACATAAAAAACTCAACAAGGATGCAGGGGAAGTGTGAGATGGGGGGTGTTACTCACTCAAGAACAAGAACGCGGGTAAAAGGAACACCCTTAAATGCATCATCGGCATTGTAGGAACCAAGAACTGACCTTGTAGTCTCATAGGTTATAATGTGAACAACGGTAAGATTAACATATTTAGATTTAGTATCATTATTATCATAAGAGAGTAGCATCATTACTCGGTCTCCAACTCTGAACCCATTTCCAAACTGATGCTCAGTTAGTGGATGCCAAATACGCAGATCATTGCGATAGTGACTAGAAGTATCACTGGTATCCTGATATATAGGCTTGGGCTGCAGATGCGCTGCCAGAGCACCAAAGTTGCGAGTAAAGTCCATGGGTATACTTACATAGGGGCAGCCATGGCCTTCAAATTTACACCCGCACCCTGAGCTCTTCTAGGACTGCCATACGCTTTTTAGAAAAAAGCGTGCAAAAACACCAAAGAAAATTGATAATTACATCTTATTCTTTATAATTATGACTGACTGGGTGAGGGTTCATGGATTTCACTATAATACATATGTGCAGAATTTTCCAGTGACAAGTTTCTTGTTAGCAGGTGTCAGTAATTATAAGGAAACAATTGAAAGTATAAAGATAGACGATATTCTTGAGATGGAATACGAACCATTAAATCTATATGATAAGAATGCAATTGTTATTAAACGCAATTCAGAAATATGCGGATATGTTCCAAAGGATACTATGGAAAAAATAGTATCATTTGTCCCTTGTAGGGTGAAAGTTATTGATAAGCGTTTAATTAAGAATGGTATTTATAGTTTAAGAGTTGATATTATTCTGTAGAAACATAAAATAATCCAACCATATCTTTCATTACAGTATCCTTGAATGTTTTGCTACCTATTTTTTTGAGAATATTAATATAATCAAGGCTTTCTATATTAATTTTATTAGCATCAATACTTTCAGGGTGTTCCACAATAGCTTTAATTCTTTCTCTTACTTTTGATGCTTCATCTATTCTATTTTTATCCATAAGCAAGTTTTTCTTTTCAATCAGATAATTAATAATCGTTTCATATCTTCCTTGTGCATTCTGGTTATTTGCAATATTCATAATCTGTATCTTAGGAGAAGATTTAATATGTTCTATACAGTCCTTAATCATTCTTGATAAAGATAATCCAATCTCTTCTCTTACATCAAATGAATCTACTAATGCCCATTTTTCTCCATCAAATCTATACCATAGGCCATTCGCATCAGTCTTATATATTTGCTTGAACATTATTTGCATCATAATTGCAATATCTGTTTCAGAAAATGATTTATTTTCAAGTATATATTGTATTATATTTTCCTTAATAGAGTCTTCTGGTATTTCTTGCTGTTCAATACCTTCATTTAATTTAGAGATTATCTTAGTATAATCTACAATCTTACTAGAATAGACTTCATTAGTTTTCTTATTAAAGCCGGTTTTAAGATAAAATTCACGACGCCTAATAATTGGTTCTTTTGAATGATGTCCTTGTCTATAACAACATATCTTATCAATATTTTTACCAAGATAGTCTTCCTTAAATTCTCTTATATTGCAATATGTGCATGATATTGCAATATTATTATCAGTATGTATATCACTATTATTTATTCTATCTGGACTAGGAAAAAAATAACAATGGTTAATACCGTCAAATTTAAATTCCTGGAGGCAAATATAACATTTAGAATCTTGTTGTAGCATTCTTCTTATAAATTGGTCATATGTTAGATCTCCTTTAGTTCCAAATCTTTTAAAGTCATTATTATTATTTCCAGCAATATTTCTTTTTATCTTTATGATTGCATCTCCAGTGAAGCCATCCATCTACTAAAAATAAGCAAGCTTACTTTAGGCTAATTTACCTCCACTAACCGAATCAAGGCTCCAGAACAAGCACGCGGGTGAATGGAACACCCTTGAATGCATCACCCATATTATACGAACCAAGAATTTGCTGAGCGGTATAATACGGGACAATATTTACAATAGTAGGGGTAATATACATCTTACTATTGGGATACGTCAGTCGCATTCTGACTCTGTCTCCCACCCTGAACCTGTTCCCAAACTGCTGCTCAGTTAGTGGATGAAACACACGAATATCCTGTCGCCAGTGTGGAGAACTATCTCTGGTATCCTGATATACCATCTGGAGCTGCACGGGCTGAGGCTGAGCACCAAAGTTATGGGTAAAGTCCATGGGTATACTTAGATATAGGTAACCAGGTGCTTCAAATTTTAAACCCGCACCCTCAACTCTTTTAACTCATATAATAACGTGGTCCTCCATCTACATGTCTTTCACAATTACAATCCATATAATGATGACCTTTGCGACCACATTTATAGCATTCTGCATTTTTCTTATCGGGATAAAACGCTTCAAGGTGATTTTTTACGAATGCTTGATCTTCATCTGATATTCTTCTATAGTGATAGATGTAATCTTCAGGCCTAATACCCAGTTCTTTAGCCACCCTAATCCAAGGTTCTCCCCAGGTGATTACACCGTTACTATAATCATTCCACCTATTTGATAGCGCATGAAGAACACTCCATCCATTTTGCTTTACTCTGCTTATATAATTTCGATGTTTCTCATATGTGATTTGTTTAGAATACATAAGATAAAGAAGTGTAGTATCGTTGATATACTCAAGGCATCTATAAATCACATCATCTATATCATCAAATTCTAGAAACATAATGTCTTTCTTAAGTAATTCAAATGTGGAAATGCTATTACTACGCAATGCCCAATACAAAGGCCCTTTGGCATTCATATCTTGGTGATTTAGCAATTTCAGAGGGATAATATCTGCGTCCTGATTTTGAATATTCTTATTTATTGCGACTAGCCTTTCAACAGTTCTATAATCACCATTGGCGGCTGCACGCGTGAGCCATGTTCCAGAATTATCATCATTGTAACAATAAGAACTAGTGCGAAAAACATTCTCCCACAGTTGATCATCATCCCAAAGTGTCTTATCAAGTCGTATTAGCCTTTCTGCTTCTATACTATAGCCATTGAATGAAAGTAGTTCAATGGCTAGAGTTCGTTGAGATTGATCAAGCATTTTATTAACGTCACATGGTGCGAAGATTACTTCAATTTTTAAACCCGCACCCTCAACTCTTCTAGAACTGCTATAAATTCCTTAGAACTCTCTTCAGGCCATGCCTCAATATCATACATCTCCCATGAGCCCGTTAACGGGTTGATGAGGGCCGCCTTTTTTAGCTCATACTGAATAGTTCCATGGCGTGCCAAAGCAACATACGATAGAACTTGTAGCAAATTTCTGCGTATTCCAGCCTCTCGCAAGTCAATAGGATTTATATGAGCTCCGCATTTAATCTCAATAAGAAGTTCTCCAACTATCATATCTGCTTCTCCAACTATAATCGTATCAGACTCAAGGGGTGCATCACATTCAATACCTGTTTCCTCCGATATTCCAGCAGTCTTTATTAATGCCTTAATGAATTCCTGTGCAGGACCAATACTATAATCAATAAATTCTTCAAAATCATTAGGAAGGCCTTGATAAAGATTACTTGGTGCATTAACTGCCTGAATTTCACTCAAGATTCCTCGCATATAGAAGTTAGTTAGCTGAGAAAGAATATATTCTTCCTTGATACTTCTTACTTCTTTTTTATAAATACGCTCAATTGTATAACCTATATCATACCATAATTCTTTCACATGAGGTGTCATAAATATCATTCGGTAAAAGAATTTACTGATATAGCGAGAGGCAGTTATATATTTTATTAATTCTTCACTCGGATCCTTTTGTGCAAATGTAAAAGATAGATCAAGTTTTGTTAGACGTGTTTGAATTGATTCAGTTGAAGCATTCTTATCTGTAAAGAAATGTTCAAGAGTTAGAAGTTCAATAATAATTTGTTGAAGTGTCTTTATCTTACAATCACACATAAGTTCTTTTAATTTCCAATCATAATATGTCCCAAAGGCCATTTCACGTGTTCGTTTTCTAAATTCATCATAGACATATTCCATTTCCATTTTCTTACCACGACGTTCAGAAATAACTGGAATCTTTTCACTGCACGCTATTGCCCTCTTGTATAAATCAAGATTATTATTAAATAATTTAAGAATATCTGAAACAGATATCATTTGCGGTTTTCCTGGTGCCTCATGCTCCAATTCCTCCTTCCCCCAATACACGCAATCCATCACTGTATCTATATCTGCGCCAAGCCTGGCAAAGAGACGATTTCTACCCATCTTATTCGCATTAGCAAAGATAAGCAATTCTTCAGCAGCTCGTGTGATCGCAACATACGCCAGATTAGTCTTCTCTGCAATAAATGCCTCAGAATCCTCCTCTTCTCCCTTAATTTCATATAGCTTGTCACTGAAATCTATTAGGGCTACAATATCCCATTCAAGTCCCTTTGAACCGTGAATTGTAGAAGCCTGCACTGGGGCACTGCGATGCTTAGGATTATAACTGAATTCAACTGTTGAGCATGTCTCATCTTCCTTAGTAATCTGATGGAAATCAAAGGCATACTTAGACTCCCTGCTAAATTTTCTGAGAAGCCCAGTGATAATCTGGAATGATGAGCACCGCATAATAGGGAAGATTAGGCATACAGATTTCTCATGCTCTTTTGCATCAGTTAGGATAGGTAGAAGAGTAGTGGCCACAAGCTCTTCATATTCTCCCATGCCCTTTCCAGGGCATTTGGCATATTCGTAATATTTGATATTTTGACCATCTACTGTGTCTGCAAATGGCCTCATGGGCAAGATTTGCTTATTCTTAATTTCCTCCTTAAATATAATATTAACAAAGTTCAGAATTTTCTTAGAGCTTCTAAAATTAGTAGTAAGCTTGAATGACTTCAGATCATCTACTATCTCATGAATATAGGTTCTTAAGAATTCATTAGAAGTTCCACGGAATCTGTAGATATTTTGGGCTAGGTCACCAATGGCGATGACACGAAGATGCGGCTGGATTTCCTTGAACTGCTTCACGAAATCAAACTGGGCCTCATCTAAATCCTGGAATTCATCGACTATTAGAATTCTGTATTTCTGAAGAGTTCTCACAAGGCGCTCATCTCTCTTCGCCATGAGTCCCAAAAAATATTTAACACCTTCCTCCATTCTGGCATCATACAGACCCTCTGGCTCAGGTGGGCTAATACTAGATGCAAAGAGTAGCCTATACATAGTGCGATGAAAGGTTCCATACATTACACGAGGTTCGCGACCCATGATTCCAGAAATCTTACGTTTAATTTGGTCTGCTGCAAATCTCGTAAAAGTAATAAAACATATTTCAGACTCTAGTGCTCTACCCGAATCAATCTCATCTTTTACCAAATATGACATTGTTGAGGTTTTACCTGAACCTGCTGCCGCAAGAACTTTGAAACTTCCTTCTTTTTGAGAAAGGACTAAGTCCTGTTCTCTTGTAAATTGCATTTACCTTAGTTAAATTATATAACTAAGCTTTACGTGCTTCAATTTTACTTGCGATCCTTATGATCCTTACGTGTCTTATTTTTCCTGTAAAGCATGCCCCCCTTCAGATAATTAGGAGCACTCAGGACCTTACGAGTATTAAATTTCTTAATCTCACTCAACTTCACCTTGTCTGAACCTATTCGCAAACTGTAGTTCAGTAAGTGGATGAAACACACGAGTATCCTGGCGCCAGTGAATAGAAGTATCCCTGGTATCCTGATATACAACCTGCAGCTGGACGGGCTCAGGCTGAGCACCAAAGTTATGGGTAAAGTCCATGGGTATACTTACCTTTACCCTAATATGTCACTCAAATTTATATCCGCAGCATTGCTTAAGCATATAAAGCAAAGAAAATCATCCCGGTATAGCGTATTATGCTTATTAATATTTTCTTATATAAAATTACTAATACAATAACAATGATATCTGTAAATTCTTTTGATATTTTTGATACCATCCTAGCTAGAAAAACAGTAAATTCATTCGATATTTTTACGATCATTGAAGAAACATTTCCATATCAAAATTTCAAAGAAATGAGAGAATATGCCCAGTCAAAATCTAATAATACAATTGATGATATTTATTCACAATTTAAACAAATTTATTCAATAAGTGATAATATATGTAATAACCTTAAAGAGTATGAAATTCAAATGGAGTGTAAATACTGCTATAAAATAGAAACAAATTATAATCGTGTTAATAACGGAGATATTCTTATTTCAGATATGTATTTAAGAGAAAAAGATATATGGAGAATTCTTAATGCAATCGGATTTACAAAAAATGTAAGCCTCTATGTTACACCAGGTGGAAAACGTTTAGGAACTATTTGGCCTCAATTAAAAGAGAAATATTCAATAAAGCTTCATTTAGGAGACAATCTACATTCTGATATTCATATGGCAAAGATGGCAGGTATTAATACAGAATATACAGACATACATTCTATAAATGATGTTGAGCAATTTTTTATACAGAATAACTTTAAAAACTTCGCATTAATGCTACGTAAATTCCGTCATGCAAATCCTTATGACAAGAATTCTTTAAATTTTAGATTATATAATGATCAAGCAATATATAATATACCAACATTAATTTTATTATCTACAACCCTATATAATATATTAAAGAATGAAAATAGAACTAGTCTATTATTATTAACACGTGATGGATGTTTATTACAGCATATATTCAGAAAAATGTATCCTGAGATATATTGTATTAATTTACAATCATCTAGATTTATGCATATAAATCCAAACGATGAATATAAGAATTATTTGAAACAGCATTATAACCATTCAACTTGCCTTATTTTTGATTTATTTGGCTCATTTAAATCTGGTAGAGAACTTTACAAGGAACTTTTTGGTGAATATCCGCGAGTTCATGTATTTGGTTTTTTTGGATCCGAATACAATGGATTAACTTACAGTTCTAACTATTCAATTGAATATATAAATCTTGATGTAGTAGGCTCTTTAATAACAATGCAAAATGGCGAATTTATACGAGCCCCAATTATTGAATATGAAATAGATGATGCATATATATATCGTAATACAGTTCTTTCATTTTGTAATTCAGTTGACCTTTTTAGTATAGAAGATAATATTCCAAGAGTAGAATTATTATCTTTATTTATAAATACAATTAATTTTTTCAAAAATACTGGTGGACACTGTTGCCATAATTCTAGGTTAAAAAAATTAAATTCTTCTCAGAGAAAGGTATTTTCTCTAAATAAACCACATAATTCGCTAACAGATATTGCTGATAAGCTACTTGTTCATAAAGGTAGTATTGCACAGTGTGGTCACAGATATACTGATTATTACCAGTATATTTTTAATAAATTCTATAATATGCCTCTTATTAATATTTTAGAAATTGGATTATATTTATATGGAACACGTGCAATACCCTCCTTAGAATTATGGCATGCATATTACGGAAAACAATGTAAGGTATATGGATTTGATTCTAATCCTGAATTTCTAAAATTTACTATACCAAATGAAATTGAAATATATATAGGTAATCAAGAGAATCCCTCAGATATAGAACAATGTTATAAGGAAAGCTATGATATTATTATTGATGATGGTCCGCATACATCGAAAGGTCAGCAAATAATGTTTAAAACTATATGGAAAGCATTAAATTATGGAGGAGTATATTGTATTGAAAGTTTACATTATCATCCTAAAAATGATACTGCAATGAAAACAAAAGATTTACTATTACAGTGGAAACAGGGTAATGTATGTTCAAGTGATTTTATAAGCTTAGAAGAAGCAAAAGAAATTTATTTATATATTGACACTATAGAGTTTTATCCTTCTAAAAGTAAAAAATGGGAGCATAATATATTAACAAATGCCTTGTGCATTATTACAAAAAAACAAAATGAGATCTAGCTCCTATTTCCTTATTTATCTTATTCTGAAAGATTAATATTCAAGGTGTAGAAAGTCTAAATAAATTTGCACCCCTAAACTAAAGAAGAAAAACTTATAATACTAGAAATCTTACGCATAATTTTGTCAGCTGCGAATTGCATCTTAGTTTTAATTTTACTTACGGTTCTTCCGTGTCTTATTTTTAATGTAAAGCATACCCCCCTTCATGTAATTAGGAGCACTCAGGACCTTACGAGTATTAAATTTCTTAATCTCACTCAACTTCACCTTATAATCCTTGATTAGATGCTTGATTACACGCACCACATTATTGTGGGTGTTAAGAAGATCCGCCTTTCTCTCAGAATACCTAGGGTCTTTTACCATTTGAAATAAGGCATCGCGTAAATGCATCATTCCATTCACAGTGCTCTGTGCATAGGAATACTGTATGTCGGGGTCTTCTACCGCAGCAATACGACCAACATGCTCTAATTCGTGCTTTGCCCATTCCATAACTCCTTGAACTGTT